AAAGCTGTCATCCCACAGGCTCTTGAGCCAGTTCCAGGCGTGGGTGATCTTGTTGCCAACCCAGTACCAGGCCGTGAGCACGCCGTTGACGAAGCTGGTCCATGTATCGGCCAGGAACGCTGTGGTCTCGATCCACGCGACCTTGAGCCCATAGCCGACCGTGCTGAAGATGCTCCGCAGCCCGCCCCAGGCCGTGGTAAAGGTATCCTTGATCCACAGCATGGCGTCATTCCAGATCGCGGAGATCCAGGACACGCCCTTGGTCCACCACATCTTCAGCGTGGTCCACAGCACCTTGGCGGCCAAGCCGATCTCGCCGGCGGCCAGGGCGTCGGCGATGCCCTGATAGCTGTCCGACGCCTCACTTTGGAGCGTGGCGAACTTGCCGCCCAGCCAGTCCAGGGCCTTGCCGCCTGCCCCCGTCTCGGCCAGGATCACGGCCCCAAGCGCCCCGACAGCGACAATCGCAACACCTATTGGGCTGGTTAGGAAGAGCAGAACGGCGCCAAGGGCCTTCATCGCCACGGCCGCGATGCCGAAGACCACGCCGAGTTTCTGGATCGCGACGCCCAGGACGGCCAGGCCCGTGCCGGCGGCGACTGCGACGGCCGCGACCTGAAAGACAGACACTACGAGGCCCTGGTTGGCCTTGAGCCAGTCGCGGACCATCGCTGCCGCGCGGCTGATCCGGCCCACAAAGTCCTGCAAGATCGGGATGATGGCCGAGCCGACCGCGTACCAAGCGCTCTTGATAACCCGGCCCATGAGCGTCATCGCGTCGGAGAACTCCTTGGCCTGCTTGGCGGACTTGGTGGACTTGATAATGCCGAAGTCCTTGGCCTCGCCGTGGAGCCTCTCGAACTGATCGAGCATCGGAATCAACTCTGTGCCGGAACGGCCAAATATCGCCAGGGCCGCGGCGGCTTTCAGCGAGGGATCCCGAATGGCGCGAATGCGCGAGGCAATCAGGCCGAACTGCTCGATTGGCGCCTTGCCGACCAGGTCCGCGGCCGAGAGGCCCAGGTGGTCGAGCTTGCCAGTAGTGCCCTCGGCGGCGTCGGCGGCGCCCATGATCGACTTCTGCATGATGCGGACGCCGCGCTCGACGCCCTCGAGCGAACTGCCCGTCTGCGCGGCCATGTAGTCCAGCTCCGACAGGGCCTCGACGGCGATGCCCGTCCGCTTGGACATGTCCCAAAGCTGCGTCCCAGAGTCGGCAAAGCTCTTGGCCGCGGCGACCATCGGGGCCGCAATCGACATTCCCAGGCCCGCCACGCCGAGGCCCACGTTGCGGACGCCGGCGCCGAATGCCTTGAGCCTGGCTTGGGCGTGCTTCAGCCCGGATGTGAGCTTGTCGCCGATGCCGAGCTCGATGTATGCCCGGCCGGCCTTTATTCCACTGGTGTCTGCCATGACTCACCTCACTTGACCGAGTTGGCCCAAAGGCCGGGGAACTTCGGAATTACCTTTACCATCGCCGGACCCATATACGGCCGGGGCTTGATGTTGATTCGACGCTTGCGCCGCCGATTTCGCCGGCCGCTTACCACTGTGGACGGGCCGCCATGCTCCAGGGCCTCGGGGGCGGCGCCGATCTTCTGGTTAAGCCGCATGGGCCCGACCACGACGGTCTTCCGGTTCGCGTCGTAGCCGAAGAAGATGAACTTCTTAAGCAGCCCCGTGTGCGAACTGGGCGGCTGGCCTGGCGCCGAGATCGCCTTCCGCTTACGGATGCTCGACTTAGCCGCCGTGCGAATGAAGGCGCCGGCCTTGGACAGGACCTTGCGCGTGGCCGTGTCGGCCGCCCGCTTCACTCGGTCGGTGTCGAAGAACATGTCCAAGCTGACGGTCTTTATGCGGAGCATGGCGGGATCATCATTAACTTGACTGGACCAGCGGGAAGATGTACTTTGCGCACGCCAGCCTGGCTCCCCCCCGGCTAGGACTGGCCACGGATCGGCGCGACTCCCCTTTGCGGCCGGTCCACTTTTTTTACGCTACTGCTGGGCCTTGCCGACCTCGTTGGCGATGCCGGCCCGGATGAAGCAAGCCTGCGCCGCAGCCCAGATCGCCGCCAGCATCGCCACGCCGTCGATCTGCCCGTCGGCCCAGGCCGCCACCGCGCCAAGCAGGCCGATTGCGGCCATGATGTACGCCTTCTTGCCCTTGAGGAACTCTCGCACCTTGGTCATAGCGACCTGCCTTTCTTTCGCGTCAAAGACCCACCATTGCAGCCAGCACCGACAGCACGATCGGCGCCAGCCGTAGCAGGATCTCGTTCTTGAGGTCCTCGCGGACCTTGTTGTACTGGGCGACGTTCTCCCAGCGGGCCGTGTTGGCCTTCACCTTGGCGATGAAGGCGTCGTCGGAGAGCTTCGCATCCAGCTCGGTCACGACGTCCAGGTCGCCGGCCATCAGGCGGCGGAGGTACTGCCAGGCGTCCTCCTGGGCCAGTTCGAAGAATCGCGGCCCGTATTCAGCCAGCAGAGCCGTTGCGGCTTGCCGCTGCTCGGTGGGCACCTTGGCCAGGAGGGCCTGGGCTTTGTCGATTGTGTCCGTCATGTCAGTGCTCCTTTGCGCCCTATGAAAAGACTCTGATTCTCAACATCCGCTCCCCGTGAGCAGTTTCAGCAGCACTCAGCCGCCCGACTTGGTTCCCGGCGCGGCGGGCTGCTCCGACGGCAGCTTCGGCCCCCAGGTGACATCCTTCTTGGCCGACCAGACGAAGCACCGCCACTGCTTGAAGTTTTCGTCAAGGTAAACCTGCGTCCAATGGGGAATGTTCGGGTCGGCCCCGGCCCGCTGGGATGCGTTGAAGGCATCCAGCGTCGAGGTCTCTGCGGCGGTCATCGAATCGCCCGTCAGAGTCACGTTGCCGCAACCGGCCAGAACAATCAACACCAGCACCAGTATCAGCCACATCCATGCGTTTCTCATGTTCTGCGCTCCTTCGCGTTTGGGCCCGGCTTGCCGGCCGGGCTGCCTATGTTCTTTGCAAACACTGTCTTCAGAATGTCAATGTTCTCCGCCGTCAGCGGGATACCCTTTGACCGCTTGCCGCCGGATCGGTACGGGTTCAACTTGGCCGGGTCGATCATCTTGTCGCGGAAGCTGCTCAGGGCAGCCGCCGCAATCGCCGCCGTGTGGTCCCAAAGCCGCCTGTTGCGGCCCTCGGCCATCCACAGCAGCTCGCGGACGGTCAGGGGTCCTGGGTCTGCGCCGACGAATCCGGCGAGCTCGTAGACGAGTTGCCAAGGGCCGACAGTGCGCTCTCGACCGCCGCGGGCAGTTCTTTCTCCGCTTTGGCGTCCAGAACGTCCTGGGCCTTGTCGATCATCGCCCACGTCGTTTCGATCACCTTCCTGGCCCGCGCCCGGTCGCGCGGGCTCGGGGTAAAATCCGCCAGTTCCTCGAGGAAAGCTTTGGTCGCCGCGTCAATGGCGTCGCCGCCCATGGCCCGGCCGAACTGCTCATCCATGACGCTGGCCCCGTCGGCCTGATCCCTGCAGACGACGTACAGCACATCCACCAGCAGCACCGGGTCGGCGATCAGCCTGAACAGCAGGCCGGGCTTTTTGTCAGAAGACCCGGTCGCGGACTCCCCGCCCAGGTCCAGCAAGTCCACGCCCAGCAGGTCGCGGACCTTTTTGACCGTCCAGACGTTGAGGGTCAGGCTCCACGTCCGGCCGGCGTTGTCCTTGAATGTTCGCACGGCTTCTCCTTTCGCTTACACGCCTCCGGCCATGCCGGTGACGGCGATGTTCGCGCCGGTCTTGGTGATCGCAACGTTGCCGATGACGCCAAGCGTCTGGTGCGTCAGGTCGGCAGAGTCGCCCGTGCCCTCGGCCGCGCCAATCGTCAGGGCCGACGCGTTGATCGCGTCGATTAGGGCGGTGATGGTGTTCGATGCCGCCACACCGATCTTGACGCGGGTGTGGCCGGCCTCGACGGCACCAGGATCGGCGGCCGAGTCGAACTCGAACGTGACCGTGGTCTCGCCGTCGCCGATCACGACGATGTTGGCGTCGCCGGGCTGGCCGCTCAAGGTGACCGTACCGGTGGCTGCAATCGTGCCGGTCGGCATGACAAGCCACGTGGTAAAGCTCGACGGCTTGAGCGTGACGCTGACCGTGACGGCTTCCTCCAGCGGCTCGTTGCGCTTGAAGCTGGTCACGACGCAGTTGCCGGCCAGGCCCTGGCTGCCGGCGACAGCCATGCCGCCGCTCATCGCGGCGACGGCCAGCTCCTTATTGTTCAGCCAAGCGTCCAGGATCGCGGCAAACGCCGGGTCGGAGGGCTTCCAGAGCAACTCGGTCTCGATGGAGGCCTCCTTCAGCGTTGCCGCAGTGGCCTTCCACGTGCTGCCGCGCGTGCTGATGTCGGCCTCGCCGTTGTCTAGCTGAAGGTTCACATCCTTGGCGTTGTCGATCACCGTCCAGTCTTCAGCGCCGGTAGGCGCGGCGGTGAGGGTTTCGCCGTAATACAGCTTGCAGTCCTTGCCGAGTACGAAGTTATCTGACATGGCTCATGTCTCCTGTGTTC